TACTTTCCTGCATGGATGATTGGAAAGAATCCTAAGATGAAAATTATGCAGGTATCACACAACGCAGAACTTTCAGGAAGGTTCGGTGCTAAGGTAAGAAACTTAATTGACAGTGCAGAGTATAAACAAATATTTGGAGATGTTAGACTAAGAGAAGATAGTAAGGCTAAAGGCAGATGGGAGACCAATCAAGGTGGGGAATACTTTGCAGCGGGTGTTGGCGGTTCTATCACAGGACGAGGGGCTGACTTACTTATTATTGACGATCCACACACGGAACAAGATTCAATGTCCGATAGTGCNATGGAGAGAACTTTTGATTGGTACTTATCTGGCCCTAGGCAGCGTCTACAACCAGGAGGCTCGATTGTACTTGTAATGACAAGATGGGCAGAAGATGATTTGACCGGAAGATTAATACGATCAGAAAATGAACCTAAGGCAGACAAGTGGGAGAAAATTTCTTTTCCAGCTCTTTTAGGTGACGAAGAAAATCCGGTACCTGTTTGGCCTGAATATTGGAACCTAGAGGAATTAGAAAAAGTTAAAGCTTCTATATCAATTAGAAATTGGTCTGCACAGTACATGCAAAATCCAACTTCAGAGGAAGGAGCAATATTAAAAAGAGAATGGTGGCAACCGTGGTCCGAGGATCTTCCTGCGTTAAAACATGTCATACAATCTTATGATACTGCGTTCAGTAAAAAAGAGACAGCCGATTACTCAGCTATTACTACTTGGGGAATATTCACGCCTCACGATGGCTCACCTGATGCTATTATGTTAATTGATGCTATTAAAGGTAAATGGGATTTTCCAGAATTAAAAATGGTAGCGTTAGATCAATATAAGTATTGGAGTCCAGAGACAATTATTATTGAAGCTAAAGCTAGTGGACAAAGTTTATTACAAGAACTTCGTAGAATGGGAATCCCTGTTATGGATTACACTCCAGGACGAGGGCAGGACAAACACTCTAGAGTTAATGCCTGTTCTCCTATATTTGAATCTAAACAAGTTTGGTATCCAAGAGATGAACATTGGGCTCATGAAGTAATTGAAGAATGTGCTGCGTTTCCTCATGGAGAACATGACGATTATGTGGACAGCACCACCCAAGCTATGATAAGATACCGACAAGGTTCTTTTGTAACTACTTATTCTGACGAGGACGAGGTTAAAAGTTATAAAGAACGTAAATATATATATTATTAATTAAGGAGAAAAGACATGTCAAAAAAATCAAGAAAAAGAAATAAGATTCTCTTAGCTGGTGCAGCTTTATTAGGTGCATCAAAAATGGGATTACTAGGCGGCAAATCAACAGCTTCAGGTGTTGTTGGTAAAACACCAGAGTTTAGAAAATCATTTGTTACACCAAAAAAAGTAAATTATATTACTAAAAAATCACCATCAAATAAATTCCCATTACTTAAAGTTACTGATACAGGGGATGTAATTAAAAGAGGTGTGAATACTGGAGTTGGTAATGAGAACACAAAATTTATTAGCACAAATGCTAAAAACCCTGGAATTTTCCAAGGTGGTAAAAAAATTAGTGATTTGAACCCAAAAGCAATTAGTGTTTTATCTGATGGCTCTATTAAAGCTAAAGGTGTTACTTATAAAAATAAAAGTGAGTATTCGTCTGCTATGAAGAAAAAAAGAGGCGAAACAGGTAGTGCAAAAAATTTTTTAAATAAATTTATACTTGGAAAAAAAACACAATTAAAAGCTAAAGGTGGAATGTCTAAATTATATACAGGTGGTATGGCAGTTTCTGGTAAAGGCCAAGGAATTGTACTTGCAGGAAAGAATAAAAAGACTATTATCTGTTAATGGTATTTATTAATGGCTGAAATTGAAAAAGCAATTGAAGAAGAAGAAGTAATCACTCCTGATGCCGAAGAAGTAGACATCGAGATAGAGGGAGAGGAACCTACTACTGTTGATGAAGCGATAAGTGCGTCTGAAGAATTTTTTAAAAATTTAGCAGAAGACTTATCTGATGATGTTCTTCAAAGAATGTCTAATCAGCTATTAGATGATTATAAAAAAGATAGAGTCTCAAGAACAGATTGGGAGACTAGTTATACTAGTAACCTAGATCTATTGGGTATCAAACACACAACGATGACGAGACCGTTTAAAGGTTCGGCATCCGTGACTCATCCACTTTTATCAGAAGCCGTTACATCATTTCAAGCACAAGCCTACAAAGAATTACTTCCATCATCAGGGCCCGTAAAGACTAGGGTCCTTGGTGTGGAGGATCCTGAAAAAATGAATCAAGCACAACGTGTGCAAGATTTTATGAACTACATGATCACCGAAGAGATGGAAGAGTACACTCCAGAATTTGATCAACTATTATTTTATTTAGCACTAGCAGGATCTGCATTTAAAAAAGTTTATTATGATGAAGTGATGCAAAGAGCGGTATCTAAATTTATTCCTGCAGAAGATTTAGTGGTTCCATATTATGCAAGTGATCTAATGGAATGTGAAAGAATTACCCATGTTATTAAAATGGGAGAAAACGAAATTTTAAAGAAACAAGCAGGAGGATTCTATAGAGAAGTAGAACTTAAACCTACTGCAGCAGGACCCACAGAAATTGAAAAGAAATATCAAGAGTTAGAAGGGGTTACTCCTTCAACAGATAAACAATATTCATACCAAGTTTTAGAAATGCATGTTGATTTAAACTTAGAAGAGTTTGAAAATACTAATTCAGAAAAAGAAGTTAAAGTTCCTTACATTGTAACTATTGATGAAGGTTCAGGAGAGGTTTTATCTATCTACCGTAACTACGGTATGGAAGACGAAACTAAAAAAAGAAAAGAATACTTTGTACATTTTAAATTTTTACCAGGATTAGGCTTTTATGGTTTTGGTTTAACTCATATGATTGGTGGATTAAGTAGAACTGCTACTCAAGCACTAAGACAATTACTAGATGCTGGAACATTATCTAACTTACCTGCTGGATTTAAGTCTAGGGGTATAAGAATTAGAGATGATGATCAACCTTTTCAACCTGGAGAGTTCAGAGATGTAGATGCACCTGGTGGAAACATCAAAGATCAGTTCCAAATTTTACCCTTTAAAGAACCTTCAGCTACATTATACCAATTGATGGGCTTTGTTGTACAAGCAGGACAGAAGTTTGCAGCGATTACTAACATGGATACCGGCAATGACATGCAGAATAGAGCTGTTGGTACTACAGTTTCGCTTCTAGAACGTGGTTCAAGAGTTATGAGTGCAATACACAAGCGTTGTTACTACTCAATGCGTAGAGAATTTAGGTTATTATCAAAAGTATTTGGAACTTATCTACCTCCAATCTACCCATATTCAGTATATGGTGCCGATCAAGCGGTAAAACAAACTGACTTTGATGATAGAGTAGATGTTATTCCAGTTGCTGACCCTAATATCATGAGTATGGCACAAAGAGTAACTCTTGCTAATGAAAATTTAAAGATTGCTATGTCAAATCCTATGATGCACAACCTTAGAGAAGCATATCGTAGAGTATATGAAGCATTGGGGACTCAAGACATAGATCAACTACTTATTCCACAAGAAAAACCAATTGCTAAAGACCCTGCAACCGAGAATATGGAAGCGATAATGCAAAAACCATTAAAAGCATTCCCAACTCAAGATCATGAGGCTCATATGGCAGCTCATGTAGCATTTATGCAGACAAGAATGGTTCAGATTAACCCTCAAGTATATTCAGCTCTACAAGCACACATCTCGGAGCATGTATCCTTAAAGGCTCAAGGTGAAGTTGGGGCTATGATACAAAATGATCCTAATATGCAGCAGATGCTACAACAGGATCCAGAAGGAGCAGAGATTAAAGTAGCTTCTATGATTGCAAAAATGGTTGCAGAGATAACTACACAACTTGCTCAAAGTGAAGCTATGGGTCAACAGAAAGATCCACTAGTTGCATTAAAAGAAAGAGAACTAGATTTAAAAGCAGTTGATATCCAAAGAAGAGCAGACCAAGATATGAACTCAAATGAGATTAGAGAAAATGAAACTGACGAAAGAATTGATTTAGAGAAAATGAAACTAGAAAACAATGAAGATCAAGCAGCAGAAAGAATTAGAATTGCTGAAGAGAAACTTGAAATTGCTAGAGCAAGAAAAAGGGGAGGTAAATAATGCTTAAAAATAATGGTAATATTTACGTTACAGAGAAAGCCTCTAAAGGTAAAGCTATAAGAGTTAAAAAATTTGGAGGCGGAGGCACTATGGGTGCATCTGATAGAGGCTACCAAGGTGGAGGAAGAGACAGTAAAGGTAATGTTTCAGGAGAAGCACCAGGAGCAGGAGGAAGCACAAATACAGGTGGTGGTGAAAATAAAACTACTAAACCTGCAAGCACTAAAACATACAAGGAATCAAAAAATATTTTTAAAGGTGCTAATAGAGATGTGCCTTTCAATAAACCTTTTGGTTATAAATCCCAAATTGCAGCGGGTCTTTTAGGAATAGGGCCTGCTTTATCTATCGCTAATTTTGGAGCAAAACAAAACTATAAAAGTAGACAAAAATTTGCAACAAAAGAAGGTCTTGCTAGAGATTTTTATAGAATGGAAAATAAACCTTTACAACCTAACTCAGCTATTGGTAAAAATTATTTAAAGGATGCAGGATTTGGCAAAAACAAAAACCCTATTAATACAGGTAAGGATGGAGGACAACAAAAATGTCCAGATGGAAGTTTACCCCCCTGTTCATCTGTTGCAAGTACACCTAAAGTTGATGCAAATTTAGTATCACCAAAAGATAACTTTTTTAATTTTAAAGCTTATAAAGTTGGAGGTTTATCTGGAGGAGTAAGATATGGGCCACCGCCAAAAAGAGGACCTAATCCAAATGTACCTCCTATTAAAATGAAACATGGAAGTAAAAAAGAAATAAAAGCAGGTTATCATAAAATGCCTGATGGTAGTATTATGAAAAACAGTGCTCACAAAGGACGTAAATAATGTGGTTCTCAGCAATTAAATTAGCAATCTCTGCTGGTAGTAAAATTTATGCTAACAAGCAAAAAACTAAGATGGCAATGTCTGATGCACAATTAATGCATGCATCTAAAATGGCTCGTGGTGAAGAAGCTTACCAAGGAAAACTTTTAGAATCAAGAAATTCAGATTGGAAGGACGAGGCAGTTTTAATAATTTTGTCACTGCCGATAGCAATTCTGGCATGGGCAGTCGTGAGTGATGATCCAACCGCTATGGACAAAGTAAAATTATTCTTCGATATGTTTGCAACACTTCCTTCATGGTTTACTAATTTATGGATTTTAGTCGTGGCCAGCATTTATGGAATTAAGGGAACACAAATATTTAGAAATGGTAAGAAATAATGGCATTAGTTGCTCCATTAGTTATTCCATTTGCAGAAGCATTAGGTCTTTCTGTAGGTACTCTAGGCATGGCAAAAGCAACCGATGTAGTAAATAAATATATTCAAGAAAATCCAGAACAATCTCAAAAAATTATAACTATGATAATGCCTGCTCAAGGTATTGCATCTATGTTTGAGAAAAGAGGAATAGGAGACAACAATCCTCCGAGTCCAATTGAAGAAGAAAAGCCACCGCAAAAAGAACCACCAAAAGAACCAAATGTTGGTGAAGAAATTTTAACAGATCTTGCAACAAGAGAACTTGATAAAAAATTATCTAAAGAAAAAGATCCAGATAAAAAGAGAGCTATAGAATATTTAAAAGAAACAAATGAATTTTATGATAAAAAGAATATAAAGGCTAATGAAGAAAGACCAAAATTAAGAAATGAAAATTTACCAAAACTTGTTGATGCTGATAAACACTTTGGTGCCGCTGCAAATAGTTTTGAAGATTTTGCTGAGTCACAATTAATTTATATGTCTCCTCAAGAATATTTAGATCTAACCAAAAGATTTAGACCTGAGAAACAAAGTAAACTTTCAAAATTAAACTCAGATAATATTGAAAATTTACTTAAAGAAGGAAAAGAATTAGCTAATTATCCCTATCTATATGTTAAAAAAGATGGAGAAAATTTTTCAATTAATGGCCAAGAAGGTATACATAGAGCAATTGCATTTAAAAATTTAGGTTATGATAAAATACCAGTAGTTGTTCAAGGAACAGGTAAAGATCCTATTACAGATATGGAAAACAAAGTATTTACAGCAACCCCAAAAAGTTATTTATATAATGAATCTTGGACACAAGATCACATTGGTTTTGTACCAAAAAGAATTACATCGGATTCAGGAAGTATAAAAATTAATCCTCAAGACATTTATACTGTAAGAGGTAAACAAAAATTGTTTGAAAAAGAAAGCTTACCAAAAATTAAAAAAGCAACAGGAGGTTTTATTGACAAACCTCTAATAAATGATAACTATAATTATATAAACTCACATTTTTAAATATGATAAAAAGAATACATATTAATCAACATAAAATACGATCTAATAAAAAAAATAATATAGAAGAACCAGTAATAACGGTTAAGACATCTAAGTCTAATAACTACGCAAAAGAAGTTGAAATTTTAGGTAAGTCTAAATTATTGTATAAACCAAATAACCCATTATCTTGTGGGGCTAAAGTTTGGATAGAAACAAATGAAAAAGTTGTATTAGATAAAGGCTTATTAATATTAGAATAATGAAAAAAGATAAAAAGAAATTAACACCATCTGAAAAATATCAACAATTAAAAAAACATACTGAAGATGCAGGTATGAAAGTAAAAGAAGAAGATGGAAA